ATTTGAGAGGGGGTGCTATTTTTGCAGACCCCTCCCCCTATGCCTAGAGCGGGTTAAGTTTTTGATTCTTTGGTCACCCGTATGTAGTTTTCAGTTAGATCAAGATCAATGATCCATCGAATTGCTTCATCAAGAGCATCTAATTGATCAGAGTCGCTCAGTTCAGGGGAAGTGAACAGATGACGATCGATCAGTTGACACGTATTATAGTTATGGTCTTGATCAAAACGATTCCAATCGTCGAATTGTGTGAATGGATCAAACGGATTATCCTTTGTTGTGATCCAAATTTCTTTAATATTGCTGGTTTCGTTCATGCTAAGCTCCTTTCTCACGAATTGGAAGGGCTTTCTTCGAGTGCTCGATTGATTGTGCTGACGGAAACACCCAAAAAGTCTGCAATTTCAGAAGTTGCATAACCGTTTGCGCGGAGCCTTTTAGCTCTGGCAACCTTTGACGGAGGCATAACAGCTCCATTTCGCGGCATGGCATACGATTTTACGATATCCATATCAGCGTTCTTTAGGATCTGAGTAAGTTTGTTGTGCGTAATTGCGCCTTTTTGGATAGCTTCCCATTCTTTAGGGGTGATCTTAATCTTTGACTTTCCAGAACCGACTCTTATTCTGGTTTGGCTAAGACATTGCCCTTTGATCTTCTTTATTTTGTCAGCATCCTCTTTGTATTCAGGATGGCTCCCGATAATCAATGAGAAATCTCGGTTAGCGATAAGTTGAGCTCGTCGTTCAAGAGGCGCATTTTTTAATGCTTCATTAAGTTGGGCATTTAGGCTGGAAACTTCCAAAGCATATTCTTTCTTGGCTTCAGGATTGTATTTCAACGGCTTTATGCCTAAACTTTCTTTTCTGGCCTCATTCGCGAGGGCTTTCATTTTATTAGCATGATTAGCATATACGCTTTCCATGCCGGTTCCGGACGATAAAGAAAAGGCGTCCTTCTTCTCGTACATGTGAGTACTTTTGAGAGTCTTGGGCGTCTCTTTGTATATTCGATTTCCTTCTGAATCTTTCTTGTATTCACCAGTCTTTTTATCTTTTTCTGGTTTTTTGCATGTCTCTCCAGTATAGGTATACAGCTTTTCGCCGGTTTCGGGATCAACATAAATCTTATGTTTCTTTCCTGTTTCTCGATCCTTGACGTATACGCCATCTTTTCGATCGGGCACCCATTCAGTACTGCTCGCTTTTGAAATCAGCGTGGATGCACCTGAGTTAGCTCGACCTTGGTATTTAATTTTTAACGATTCAATATCGTTATCGATGTAGGATTGCTTATAGTTTAGCTCGTGCTTTTTAGCATCAATAACAACCATCGAATGCCTGACGGCTCTTGCCAGTTCATCGGGGCTCGCATCGCGAATGCTCATATCTGTAATGAGATTCGTGATCATACCCATTTCACGACCTTTGTCTCGATCGGTCATGACTCGCATGCCTTCGTATTTGGGGTATGCTGCCTTCGGATCAAAGTTTTTTAGCCCTTGTAGCGACGGCGCGGTTTTAATTTTACCGTCGTTATTTGGAATAACAAGAACGTTATCGCCGTCAAAGTCTGCACCACTGAGCTTTTCAGCAGTTTTTGCATTAATTACCACCGCATCTTTGGCATCTGGCCCAATCACTTTACCAGCAGGGGAGTGATTATTGACTGTCAATTCTGGAATCTCAAAACGTCCAGCATGGGGAAAACGAATCAGAACAACGCTTTCACCATCTCTATAGTTAGGCGCATAAATTTCACGTTCCGATATTTCAGTACTGGGAATAATAACTTGTGCGCTTTGTCTAGGAAGAGCGGCAGCTTTTAGGTGAACAGCAGCAGCGTCGCAATCGTCCGCAAAACTATCAAGGAGATGCTTTCTGACTGCGGGGTTTGTTGTGGCGAGGATATCTTTAAACTCTTCCTCTTTTGCGTCATACGCCAGTCCTAGTTGGCGCTTGGCAAGAGCGATCGGTTGCTTCGACAAGACCTGCGACGATAGCGATTTACTCCACTCATCCCAGTTGCCTTCTTCATTGACAATGTTGAGCGCAGACAGTTTTTCCTCGCCTGTAGCCTTGTCAATATAGTGCCTTTGCGCTCGAACAAGCTGGTCATCCATTTTGATGGTTGCGCCAAATGGGTTTGAGGAATCGGTATCCATTTTCTTAAATACTTTATCCGCTTTATCAACGGTTTTGTTGGTATTATATACGATGTCGTAACCATCTGGAATATTATCAGAATAGACAGCCATGCCTTTCATATACTTGTCGCCGTCGACTGCAATTCGAACCTGAGCATATTTCGCATTGCCCAACGAAATATCATCCACGCCACGACGGAGTTCAATCAAACCATCTTTCTCAGCGCCACCTTTGCCATTAGCATCGGTGTAGTTGACATAGACTCGTTTGCTGTCGATCGACACAGGCGGTTCCATAGCTCGAACAGTCATCCCACCATCTTCGGTATAGAAATTGGTAGGGAGACCGATCTTATATTTATTGTCGTTTACTTCTTTCCAAGGTGTATCATCCTTAGTCAGAACTTTAAGCGTTGTCTTTTCATTCGTGCCCATTTGCGGAACCTGAACATACTGAATCTTATAACCTTGCTCCTTGAGCAGGGCAATCGCAGTTTTCATTCGAGTATTGCTCACAGGCATGTTGAAATAGTATTCGCTTCCAGCACCGACATCGATGTACTTTTGTTCTTTGACGGCAATCTTGAGTTGCTCAGCAAGATCATTTGTCATGTCATTCCGTGCTTTAAGATGCGGGTCAAGCAAGGCACGAATGGAACTTTCATTCTTGCCAAGTCGCTGACCAATGGCAACGTTAGAATATCCTTTTTCTTTGAGTTTCCACGCCATGGCTGATTCTTCTTTACGAATTTCAGATTTGGCAATGGACATTCTCGCTCTAAGCTGACTCGTGGACATTTCCATACTTTTTGCAATTTCGACTTCGGACAATCCGTCTTTACGCAGTTTTGTAACATGTGCTACAAAATTGCCGTTCCGTTGGTAAGGATTCTCGCCAGAACCCCAAGGATATCTTCCGCTATGCCTAGGTGTTCCATAATGGGTCAGTTCATCTTTTTGTTCCTGCTCAACGAGTTTTCGATCATCCATACTTTTAGCCCTCCATAAGTTCTTTCTGAATGTAATCGCTCGCATACACGATACGATCCATTACTGATAGTACTCTTTCTGGCTCGGGTTGTAGAACCTGAATATCATTATTTTGATAAATTCGAAGCTCAACTCTTGTGTGATCGGGGTGAGCATCTTCGATTTCGCCGTATTCAAGGAAGAATAAGGCAGCATATTGTTCAAGCTGCTTCATTGATACCGGGCTGCATCCGGTCTTCAAATCATGAATTCGAAGCGTGTCGTTTTCGAATTTGATCGCGTCCGCAGTTCCGAAACAGACAGAACTATATGCCAGAACAATCTCTGGATCCATTCGAAATACAATAGCATCATTAACGTAAGCCATTAGATTCGGAAAAATATAGTCGATATCAATTGCTCGACGGGGGATCCTATGCCCACGAATGAGAGAGAACAGAACGCCATTCTTTTCGGATTTCGTAAGCTTCATACGTGATTCGATTCGGTCTTTTGCATAAAGATGAATCGAAGTTCCGAGCTCGCATGCATAATATGCTTTTAGCTTTGCATCCATCAAATCATCCAAATTCTCTTTATCCAACCAATGATAGTTACTTGGACTAATGATTGCATGCTTGCCCTCAAGATTCGAATGCTGCTTGTAATGCACAAAGTACCTCCTCTTTGTTCTCTGGATAAATGAAACGAGCAAAGCTCAAGTCATTCATTTTCGAAACATAATAGTCTTGGTTCGGTTGATGTCCTGCTTTGGCATCTTTCTTGCATTCGAGAAGCGCCCATTTATTTTTATAAAGAATAAGGAGATCGGGAAAGCCCTGAATATAATTCGCATCAGTCTTCAGGACAATGCTTCCGGGATACCGTGCTTTAATTTCCCGAATCAGACTGCTCTGAAACGCACTCTCTCTTTGAGACATCCGATCTCCTCCTCTGCAAAAATAAAAGGAGATGTTTCCATCTCCAGAGATAGGTTTCAAAAGTCGTATTCTATCCCTCTATTATAGCATATGTTTTTCACGCGAGGCCCGTTTCTCAATAAAGGCCTTCTCATTGAAGTTTTTCTTCAATTTCAGCGTGTTAGCAATGGCTATATCAATTTTGGCTCGACTTCTCAAATGATAGTAATATAGATCTTTATATGGGGAGTTCATTCGATCGATTCGACCGGCAGCTTGAACCATTGTCTTATAGCTATAATTCTGGCTATAAAATATCATGGTATCCGTCTGCGTACAGTTCCATCCTTCCGCACCCGCAGTATACTGGACAAGATACGCCCATCTTTTTCCGAGAGGGATCTTCTCATGTTTGTGCCCGTTCCATTCGCGAACTTCAACCGCATCGCTAAGGGTAGCCTTGAGTAATTCCAATTCATAGTCAAAGTTGTAAAATATAATGGCAGAGCCACGGGCGGACAATATCTCTTGTACAGTATGTAACCGGTCCACGTCTTCGTTGACCACTCTTCTAAGTAAATAACAGAGCGCGGCAACCTCCTGTATGGGTTCATCTGCATAAGGATTCCATCTCCTTCTCATGATCGTATTATACTTCTGAATATCATAATCCGTATAAATAGTCTCGTGATGCTGCACAGTATCTCGTTCGAATGGCATTTCAACAATCAGACGTTTTCTCAATGCCTCAAGTTTTTTGGTTCCAACATATCGGTCGATTTGAGGATACTTCGCAAATCGTTTATAAATGATATGCTCATCTATAAACTCGCTTCGGTTCTTGTAGAAGCCATTCGCAATAAAGACTGGAATATAATCGGTCCATGTATCACCCGGAGTAGCCGACAATAGGATCCATAGATTCTTTTTAGCGATTTTTAGGAATGCCTTAACCCATGTGCCACTTCCGACCACTCGCTGTTCATCAAATATAAAGAACGCATCAGTGACGTTTGCATATTTTTTGATGTTATTCCAGCTATCGACGTTCACTCGAATGCCAGCTATGCTGTTTTGAGGCAAAAAAGAAAGGCCGAAGAATCGGCACTCATCTTCCCACTCGTGCGTATCACGCTTTCGAGCAGTAGTGATGATATACAGATCCTTCGGCTTTTTAGGGTTCTCAAGCCTTTCGTCAAACTCACAGCTTTTCCATACAAAATATCCAAGCGCGGTTCTACTTTTCCCCGAACCAACTCCACCGCAAAGAATACAGCCGTCTCGGAGTTCTTCGATAGCTTTCATTTGATGGGGATACAGAAGATTAGTATATGCCGTCATTATCCTGATAGTCGGCGTAGTCATCATCGAAACTGGTCTGTTCCGCTTTCTGAACAGCCTGTAGTTCGTGCAAATATCCCTTCATTGTGTATTTATCTCCATCATAATTAAAACTGCCGATCCGAAGATTGATTCGTTCAAGACGAATATCATCGAGAATGCCAATAGTTTCAGCACTCAGGCGTCGGCACACTCGTTTGCCATCAAGGGAGGAGTACAATTTGATCGTGGGATTCCGTCGCCCGTCATCCGAGAAGGCAACGTTAATATTTGTCATATACGTCGGAGGCTCGCCTTCCTCGAGAGCAGGCATGATTCGAACGTTCCAACCATCGGCTTGAAGATCTCGAGCAGCTTCTTCAGTAAGAACCAAATTAAACTGTGGTTTTTCCATATTAAAACGATCTTTTTCGCCTGCGAAGTTCGTAAACATAATGCATGCATTTTTCACTACGACATTCGTATACGGACGATCCTGATAAACAGAGTGCTCGATATCAATGGTGCTCTCGCTGACATTGTTTCCATTAAACGTTCTCATGATTTTTCTCCTTTTCAAGTTCGAGGTACTTGTTCAAATACCAAATTGCTTTTGAGATGTCTTCCGATCCATTTTTCTTTTTATGACGGTATAGATACTTGAATGCATTGCAGATGCAGAAGTCCTGTGTAGACTCAATACCTTGAGTTTCAACCATAATATCAATACATTCAAACTTTCCGGTTTTGTAGTGATCCGGATGATTTACATGTTCTTTCCCGGGCTCACTCATCTCTTGGGCTTCCAACGCTTTCGTCAAGGAACCACTCAATGTCTCCAAACTTGGATAAGTCATCGACGGCATCGTCGACAAGTTTCCGATAATAGAACTCATCTATAGTATCCTCCTTCTTTAATTCTCGCAAGAACTCAGCTTCACGCCATCTGTAATCCTTTGCGCCTGTTACTGAATTGAATTTTCCATCTTGCTCACGGACAAGTCGTGCTCCACCGGTTCCCGGAAGAACGGGGCAGAACTGGCCGCACTTACCGACGAATATCCTGTTGTGCTCATCTTCTCCGAGATCTTCATCAAAATCGAGATACATTGCTGACTTAACGCTCTTGGTCTGACAATAGTCATCGAAGACAATGGGTTCTTTAGAGAACAAGGTCTTGAACACATACGGCTCCGCGAATTGCTTGCCAGTAGCAGTCCATTTACCCGGATCGTCAGGATCATCTTCAGCCAGCTTCGCAATATAAACCGCGTTGTTGACCAAACAGATCTTTTCGAAAATGTGCTCAATCTCAAAGTCGTACCCGTATCGCTTGCCAAAAGCAATAATATCTTTCTGTAGTTCAGGAGAGGGATCAAGTACTTTAATCGAGTCCGTTTTGATATGGATAACTTTGCCACCTTTCTCGTGCACATAATTCAGGAGATCGATCATGAACAGTGCACCACGCTTGGCAACAATATTATCAATGTTGCGCGGGTCGTGGAAAGCATTGTCAAAATGGGCTGCGGTCAAACCGTATACCGAGTTGATCGCAATCTTGAGTGCCTGCGACAACTGTTTTGCTTTAGCGGGGTCAGTCAGATACTTAGCCAGCTTTCCACCGAACATCTTTCCAGCTTTCTTGAAGTCCTTATGCTTAATCGCGATTCGAGTATTGAGCAAGTCATTGAACACTACCGTGTATTGCCCAAACAAGTATTCGCTTGTAATGCTGTGTGGATGCATGCTGGCCACGTCAAAAGTAATAACTCGGCCATACATTCCGGGTTTAGACCATACAAATCCTCCTTCTCCGGGATCAAAGCCACCGTAAGAGGATGCAGCTTGTTCTGAGATACTAATATCGTTTGTCGGTGTTCCATTCAAGATTGCCGCCACATATTGATCGAAACCTCGAAGACTTCTTTTGAAGCTATACCCGGGAAAATAGGGGAGATCACTTTTTGCTTCGCCAAAAGGTTCCGCCATCATTTCGGGAAAGTTTGCTTTTAGGAATTCTTTTTGGGGAGAATCATCCGAAAGATGGACAGGTTCTGCAAGATCACGATAAACGAATGAGCTTTGCGGATTCTTTACGACTCCAAATATCAATCGCGTGGTTAGCTGATTCGTCGTATCATTCACCGTTCCGCCAGCAAGATCCGCTAGAATCTCTCTAGCAACGAAGTCGGTCTGTCTAGCATTGAACACGGCTTCGGTCGCGAGCACGTCATTGTCGCAATACTCAGCAACCAATTGCCATTTATCTTCCGGGACGGGTTGATCCCACGGAAGGCCGAGCTCCCGATGATGGATACCAAGTTCAATCTCGAACTTCTTAAGACTTTGCTTAGTAGAGCTGAAATCGTAAACATCCGTATAGCTAATGTTATACGCCTGACCGAACATAGCAGCCTTGTCACCAGAAATAATTGCCTGACTGATTTCATAGATCTCTTCAATACTCTTTCCAAGATATCGAGCATAGAGAATGTGGTTATCATACCGACGACAGTTAAAGCCTACGAGCTTTTTCTTGAGAAGTTCCGCAATATCTTGCTGACTCGGATTGATCATCCGGACGCATTTACATTGCGGACCAGCGTATTTCCAGTTGACAAGCAGCAGGTTAGGGAATACCTCAATATCGAAGAACACAATTGCGTCTTCTAGGCATTCATCTGACTTGCTTACGGCTTCGCTTTTGTACTTCATCTTCATCGCGATTTTTGTACACCGATCACTCTGATGGGTGCTTCCCGCTGCAAAAGCCAGAATCGTAGGTTTCATGTCGCTAATATCATACGACATTCCGCTATCATAAGCTTTATCAAGGATGTCATTAATCAATCCGATCGATGATGCAGTTGACCCCACAATCTCTTTACGCAAGTGACGATTGATGAGTCGTCGAAGCCCTTTTTCGCTTTTTACTGCCTTTTCATTTATCACACTCGTTTTCTCCTCTTTCAACGGCAAGCCACTAGAAATCGTAGCGATGGAAATATCATTGCATTTAGTCAACTTTCTTCGGCAACTACTTTTTCCGGTGAACACTTTAACTTCGATATCTGGCGCATAGAGTCGTTGTAACTGTTTCGGATCGCCTCCAGCATAAATATAATGCAAATGAATCCCGGCTCCGCCTTTGCTGAATTCCGCGTATGTCTTTGGCCATTTAGACGCAGCTTCGAGATTTCGCTCAACTGATTTCTCACCATGCTCGTCCTTCAAATCAAAGTCAATTACTATGTGATTTTCTGGGGGCATCACATAGTGCAGCTTATCCGTGCAAATATCGGCTAGAGTCGTCGTAACTTTGTCCCACGCAATAAGCGGGGTGCCATCCTCGCTCGCGTATTGAGCAGGGTAATTGGCGTAAATATCATCCAGTAAAGACTTTGTGCAATCGAGTTTCAACCACGATTCTTCTTTTGGCGCTTCATCCTTCATTTTCTCTTCAGGACGAAACTTCTTTCGGATGAACCCCGAATAATATTTCCGAATCTGTTTGCCGTCGATTCGCTCAACATCCGAATAATGCTCGAAATAGTTTTTTAACTCTTCTCGGAACTTGTACATCGGCAGCTTGGCTTCTGTCCCGCTATCCTCGCAATACTCCTTATACATCGCATACGCGAGCTTAAGCGTTGTGGAATCCTGCTGATCGAAAATATCATACTTGTCTTCGACAAAGTTGAAGAAGAAATCCGTTTTGTACATCATGTCCATTGGACGATAGGCATTGTAATAATCCTTACCCATCTCCTTATAGACCTGAAGACAATGATAAGCAATAGCGCCCAGTTCGAAATTAACCTTATTCATCAGGTTTTGGTATCTATTGAACGGGAGCTTTCTGCCACTTGGCCGAACATCGATCAGCCGTCGAATGATACCGGATTTTGCATCGGTGATCTTGACCGGACGATTTGTTGCCATAAACAAGAAACAGTTTGCGCGGGCAGTATAGCTCGACTTGTATTTCTCATTCATGGTCATCATCTCGTGAGACACAATTGAGTTCAACTTTGTATTGTCCTCGATGCGGCTCAGATCGCCGTCATGCTGAATCGCAACAAGAGGATTATCGCGAAATGCTTCGGTAGCAAACTGGTTATTATTGCTGGCAAGGGACTTAGCATCGAAACTTACATAATATCCCTCGAACAGTTTTTGAATGATATTAAGAATGGTGCTCTTGCCCGCTCCAGCATCACCATAGAAGACCAGAAATTTCTGGATGGTTGTGCTTTCACCGGATACAATAGCACCAATTGCCCATTCAATTTTAGCGCGTTCGTCGGGATCATAAAGTGTCGATATAATCTCGTCATATCCTTCGTAATTCCCAGACTCGAGAGGGTAGGGGAGAGACTTCGAAACGTAGTCCGTCTTTACAACCGGGGTATTCGCAAAAGTCAATTTGCTATCGAGCTGATGGCTATTATCCGAAAGATTGTTCACATAGCTCTGAAATGTTTTCCACGAATTGGTAGAGTAATCCATCATTGTTCGCGGGCGAAGAGTTGCTTCCGGAAATATCTTTCGGGTCTCGTCAATCTTAGCTTCAATGTCCTTGTCAATAAGACGCTGTACGTCATAACTATCCGTCGTCCATAATCCACGAGCATCATCCCAGATTGCATAGAATGCTTTGCCACGAATCATGAGGTCTTTGCTTTTACAGATTTTGAACTCAGGATATATCTCGATGACGTCCTTTTCCTTTGGAACAGTCCGCGTCCTGATTTGACAAAAATCCATGCCGTAACCTCCTTTCTCGGCTTACACATTTGTAGTAGGCGTTGTTACAGTTGTGCAGTTTTCAACACGGTTTATAAACTTTTATATAAAATATATATTCTCCAAAAAACTTTTTAGTAGTAAAAAACTGTAAAACTGTAACAGACCCCCAATTTTTCTAATAATAGCTAGAAAAATGCTGTTACAGTTTTGGTTTTTTGGCCCTTCAAAACTGTCACACTGTTACAGTTTTCTGTCACACTTTTTCCGTTCGTCGTTAAGAAATCTTAACACAAACCGCAAATTTTCTTCAAAACCTTGAAAACGCATTTCAAAACTGTCACAACTGTTACAGTTTTGCTGAAGAAAATATCAGCCCAAAACATACAAATTCGCGATAAAATCGCTTCTTGAGCTATCCGCATACTCGACCGAAATAGCACAGTTTTCGACCTTATCAATCACCATAATTACGATCTTTTTAAACTTCGGAGCGCCTGTTGAAGCCGCCGTAAAACAAGTTTTTTCAAGGTATTTCATTGCTGTATGAAACATTAAAACTTGGCATGCACGGTCATTAAATGGGGTAATTTCGACCTTCTCAACCGTACCATCGCCAAGGTGCAGTGGAAGCTGTTTCACCCATTCCAACAACTGATCGTCTCTAGCATTCATATAATTGGTGCTCTCCTTTCAACTCAGAAACATTCCGGAAAATTCTCCAACAGCCACGCCTGAGCCTGATACCAAGTCTCCACTCGACGCTGATCCTCACGAGGCCGACGAAGGGGGAACAGACCGCCTACACCGTTTCGACTATACAGTCGATCCAGCCAGACGTTCAGAATATCCTCCACCAAATCCTCGCACCGCCAGTCATCAAAAGCTTCATCGTCAAACTGAATCAGATTCAGGTTTTCAATAATTCTCCAGAAGAAATATCCATCCGTAAATTCTGGATTGCTGTCGACCATCATATCCATAATGTCCTGCGACAGCGCAATCAGCATCTCCAAACACGAACACGGTCCCAAGTCCGTCCAGCGTACACCAAAGTAAACGCCACGCAACTCGAGACCGTGCTCCTCCCAATTGTCGTCCCTTGGGACAATTCCGATAAACTCTCGATTCATCAAAATATCAAAGAGTTTAGTATAAGATCGACCGACCGGTGTTTCTCGATCGATGAAACGACGAAGCCATTTTACATACGCTTCACGCTCCTTTTCAGTCATCGTAAAATATCACTCCTTCTCGTTTAAATTAGAATTCTTCAAACATTTCTCATATAGTAGTCGATTATCGAAGCGGGCGTGATGTTTAAGTGTAACGATTTTGCGCACCAAATCCACACGAATAATGCACGTCGGCCACATATTGATGAGACTACGATTATAATATTGGTCAATCATTTGTTTGCGCCGCTGTTTTCCGAGATATACCTCGATCGTTCGATTGTAGGAAGGTCCCAGAATTCGGCGTTTCTTTGACCAATATTGGCGTCTATCTTCTCTCATCATCGCTTTGGCATAGCGTCTGGGAAATGAAGGATCTATAAAATTCACCATATATCCAAGAAGAAGACCTTCGCGCCATCTTTTCCGATATTCCGCTTTAGATTTCATAATTCATGCTCCTTTTCAGTCATCATGAAATATCATTCCTTTATTCAGGCAATTTGCTCCGTATTCTTTCACCATTGATAATGATGCCATGCTTTTTAACATAGTGACACCAACGATCCAGTCGGCGAGTACTTCGCGAACACTTTCGGATATATACGTCCTTTGGTATACCTCTATTGGCGTACCATGCTCGTTCCTCTTCCGACATTCTCGCCCACGAGAAACATGCATTAATCAGGTATTTCATTTTGCGCTCCCGATATTCCGTTCTAGATTTCATAAACTGACACTCCTTACGGTTTAATCTCAAAGCTGGGAACAACATCTGTGTGGATATAGAGCTTGTAATGATACGGGTCAGTATAAGTTCCGGTGATGTCTTCAACGACATACATAGTGTAATCATTAAGATAAATATAATTCTTCTTATAAGAATTCGGCCCGATCTTGACGGTCACAACAAGTTCTCTGCTTGAGTTATTCGAAATAGACATAGCACCTACACACTCGAGAATGACCTTGTCCGTTCGAGCATTATAGACCGTAATCTTTCGCTGTGACTCAAAGTAGTCAGCCTGCTTGCTAATGTTGGCATTAACCTTGTCGGCTTCACTGCATCCTGTCGTAAGGAACAGTGCGCCAGTCAGCATACCCGCAAGAATAAGATTTTTAATTTTCATAACCAATGCTCCTTTTTTTTAGAATATCAACTATTGTAGATAGCAAACGAACACTCAATGTAGAACTTACACAACGGACAATCTTCATAGTTACCCAAAGGACATTTTTTGCAATGCCCCCAGTTACGTCATGATCTAAGCAAAAATCATACATATTATCCATCAGTTTTTGCAATCGTTCTTTAGCTATATCCACGTAGCATTACTCCCCTAACACAACCTGATGATAGCTCTGGTGAATTCTCGTCACTTCATAGTCGCAGTGCAGCGCTTCGTTTCTAACATACAGAGTATTCTCATCACCGCTCAACCCAGCAGCTTCAGCTCCGAAATGATCCAACGTATCTGCACCGATAAAGCGCTCGACGTCCATGACCGTCTCTTCAGCATCATCCGCCAATACATCATCGACAGCATAATACGTCATAGACACTGTATCATATCGACCCGAATATCCTGCGTCGAAGTCATCAATCGAGATTAAATACGGCGCTTTTTCTTCCGAGTCCGTGCTCTCCGAGATTTCCTGCAAGAGATCTTGATCGATGTCATCATCCTCTTCAAGCGGCTTTACGGGCTCAATTTTGTTATAATCCGTAAACTGATGCTTTGGTGCCTCAGAAATGCCTCTCAGAGGCGTTCTAAGGGGGCTAGAATCGTCCGTACCCGTACTCGTGATAGTTTCCTTTGTCTCAGTATCCGATGCATCACAAACGTTATTATCGGCCGTCAGAAGCATCTCCTTCCGATGCTTATAAAGACGATTTCCGAGGTACGCAAGCCCGACACTGCTGCCAACAATGATAGCAAGCTTCAGAATTTTGGTTTTCATAAGTGCTCTCCTTACTCTTCCAGAAGATCGTAAATGCTGCCTCTTACGTTAAAGTCCAGAATGATCGAATCTTCTTCATCATTAATAAACCGCACCGATCCGTTCTTAGAGAAGATGCCAAAGTCAACGTAATAGTCGCCGTTATTGTCATCTTCTGCGCCTTCTTTCGGGATATACCAACCAACGACTGCACCAGCCTTCGTCGAAGAGAAACCAAGCGCTTCGTAGACCTCGTTCAAGAACAAATATCCGCCGTGTTCATGATTACGTCTGGCAAGGAGTTTATCATTCATCTGATTCTGAACCTTCTTGAGAAACCACATATTATAGGAAGATTCCCCCTGCCAATAGTCATTGCCCTTCTTGAACACCTTGGCATACATGGAATAATCGTTTGGGTTCTTGCCAATATCACTCCGTTTCACAACGGTGATTTCTTTGGTTTCGCCCTTTTCGTCCGTAATCGTAACCTTGTCGAGCTCTTCCGCCTTAATACCATGGAGGAATCGCCAATCTGCTTCGTCACCAAGTTCATCCTTAACGTTACCACGATAACCATTGAATGCCTTCGTTGTAGCGGTCAAAGCAGCAGCCGTCGCCGCGTAACGCTGAGCAAGAATATGATGGCCGCCGAGGAAGCAGGTCACACTTGCCGCATACAGAATAGTAGCTGGGGCATATGCTTTCGCGAGGTCGACGCACATAATCGCTTTCGTTTTCAGAATATCTTTTTGCCTATCCTCCTCGGTATAGGTATCGTTAATCATAAGCGCATCAATCTTAGCCAAACGGGTCTCTTTGCGAGAGAAAATATCATCAACTTTCGTCGTACCCCTTGCCGTTTCAATCAGCGCGCCAGCACCGGTCAAAACACCCGCGCCGAACAGAATCTGGGGCATATGCTTATAGACGATCAAACCCATTCGTTTCATACCAGTTTTTACAATAGTAAGATTCATAGTTTTATTCTCCTTCCAAAATATCAAGAAGCGTAGTAGTTCCATTTACGCACAGTTTCGGCATAGCTGTCACGAAGCTTTATTGGACGGCCGCCGATCAATTTACATAGAGATGTTCCTTTTATAAATACGTCGCATCTCATACAACCAATTCGGTAATCCTCGAAATATGTTTTGTTCACTGCAACAGCATCCCGAGTTGTTATAATCGCTACCGCTTTGCCTCCGCAAAATGGGCAGGAAGCTAACATGGTGCTCTCCTTTCAGAATATCAACGATATAATCCAGCAGCCTTTTTCGTTTGTTGAACTCTCTTCTTTTTTGCCCATCTATTCGCACGATATTCGGTAGCCGCTTCTCGCTGCCGGTCAACATTCTTCCGCCAATTGAGATAGGCCTCACAAGTCATGTGACAATTGGGTTCGACGCATCGATTTTCGCAGTCTCTCGTACAAGGGCTTGTTGAATACGAGGATTCCATTTATTTTTATTCTCCTCTGCTACATGATAATGAGAAACAGAATAGACCACGTGTCCGCATTTGGGGCAATTACATACTGCATAGAAGCAACCCGCGTTTGCGGAAAAGAATTCTTCGTAAGAGTATTTGCCCCTGTCCTCGGGTGTGTTTCCGGCTGTAAATTGCGTTTCGCATGTCCGGCATATGAATTCGTAGAACACGATCTGACGATCAGGTTCAATCTTCATATGATTATTCCTCCGTGAGTTTGTACTCTATAGGCGTGATGAAACGAACAGATGGTTGATCCTTTCGAAACATTCCTTTCTGAGTACTATATACTCGATCCCCGCATTCCGGACAGTTGCAAGAACCCATGTATTTTCCGCAATCAAAATTAAACTCCTCTGCAAAATCGCATTCATCCTCTTCAGATGCGTAAAAGATCGTTCCGCAACGAATGCAATGAAACAAGAATTCGTCGACGTATTTGCTAGAATTAATCCTCATATGCTTATTCCTCCCAAATGATTTTTAGGAATCGTTTCGTGAGTGCATCCTTATGGAATGCAGAATCACCCAGTTCGTCAACCATGCTATTCCAAACAAGCCCCATTTCAAGAGCCATGATCAGCGCTACTTCTCTGTGTTCCTCGTCAGGAGATTTATAATATTTGGCAAATGGCCTTTCTAACGTATCTAGTAGAGCATCCTCAGAACCCTCAATAATCCGAAATGTTCGCATTACAGACTGCATTGTTTCATTTGTCGAATCGACGGCATCTTTCATCTTTTTAAGTTCAGCATTCATAATTCATTCCTCCACTTTAATGTCATCGAAGATAACAGGAATCGTCTCTTGAAGTTCTTTCAGAAGCGGAATCATGAGAGCACGCATCTGAGGATGAGCAGCTTTAGACGTTCTAAGCTCGAGAATATGTCGCCATTCAGCATAGTTCGTCGTCATCACCAGCTTCGTGGCAAGGGATAGAGGGAGAACGCAGCGAGCATCTTCGGGTTTGAGGCTGTTTGTGAGAAGCGCCTTATAATAACGTTCCGCCATATCACAGATACCCAGCCATAAGTTAGATCCGAATGTGCAGTCATTGACCCATTCAGGTTTCACAAAAGTTAGCTCATTGCTGAACTTATCCTTGCTGTAATTACAATATCTAGTGGATTCCTGCGCGAAACTGCACAACCTATGGCGAACCAACTCATTCGCAATCGCTCGGTCAGTCGTGAATTCAACGCTCAAGACGGAATGCTCAAGCATAGCGGTATGACCGAGAGTGGTCAGCATCTCCTTAATCTTCTGATCGCTCGATCCGTCATCGGTAATCTTGTCTTCGCTGCGATAGCATGTTCTGGCAGCTTTTTCAATGACATCGCCGGGATTCCAAAGAATGCGATAAGACTGCCCAATGATTTTCATTTAAACACCTCGTCAAACATAGACTTGATACCCATATAGTTGATAATTGCTTCGGATTCGGAGCGCGTAAGCACAATGTATCCTGTCGTATTCAACGCGAACCGCACATCAGCAATATCCATTTCTTCGATGAGTTTTCTAAGCATGTTCAGCTTATCGAATCCTTGGCGATTTTTAGCAGCCTTAATATAAGGTTCATAATCATCGGCAATAGCTTTCTTCCGACAATTACATTCTGCCTCGATTTGATTAAGTTCTGTTTGCATTGCTTTACGAAGTTCGGCTTCAGTCATGCTAGACAGTTTCTCGTGAGAAATAGCAATAACATGCGCATTCTTATTCATTTTTCGAGCCCTCCCTATTCGACTTGCTAAGAAACTCATTGAAATAATCAGCAAATAATGTGATTACATCCTCTCGCGGCATTCGTCGAATCGTCTGTGCAAGTGCAATGTAATCGCTCTGCCGTTCTTCTCGAATCTCGGCCTTTTTTATATAAGGTTCGAAGGCCTCAAAAATAGCATTCTCATAGTCCATAGCTGCTTCATGATTTTTGTGAATCAACTTATTCCGGAATTCAGCGAGTTCGTTAGAGGTCCAGCTCTCTATAGCTTCACGTGAATAACACACACCATCAATAATGACGAACTTTTTATCCGGCGTTTCATGAATGATCTTCGTCGTTACCTTAATCATTTTTCAGTCATCCCCATTCGTCATATTAAGAAGCTCATCAAAATAGATCGTGAACACGGCGATAACATCTTCCTTCGGCATTTGACGGATTGTTTGAGCAAGACCTCTTTTGGCATCAATCCGAGCTTTTTTGGTCGTTGCGTTTACAATACACGGTCCAAAAGCATCGTAAATAGAATTTGCACGAGCCTCTGATTCTCTCTGACACTTTAGAAGCATCTCGTCTCTAATTTTCATAAAGTCCTCCGGCGACCAATTATCAACGACTTCATACGGATACTCTTTTCCATCAATAACGACGGTGACTGTCTCTCCATTGTATTTTTCGAAGATGATGTCATTCATTACCACTCAACTTCCTTTCCGAGCAGCACTTGCTCGCACGCCATTTGAATCGAAATATCACGGTCGATTCCCTCGTCCATCCACCGCATAGTTAGGGCAATCGCTTCCTTAATATATTGCTTATCTTCGGTGCTATCCGGATTAAGCTCAATCTCATTCAATTTTGCCCATTTGCAAATATCTTTAGCTTTGACTGGTTTGGCCATGCTCAGCATTCTCCTCCCACTTTTCAAACATAAAAACTCAAAATCATGCTCGCAATTTTTGCAAAGGATGCCCTTACAGAAACGCCCGCTATTCCTACGGACCTGATGAACTATGTACTGTATATCCGCATAGGTTTCGCAGGTGTTCATATCGAATTCTTTTCTGCAACGACTGCAAGTCTTAATCATATTGACCCTCGCTCATCGTTTTGATAAATTGGTCGTAAATATCCTTAACTTTGACTGGTTTGGCCATCGCTCTGCTCCTTTGTAGTGTTCTTCAGCTCGTTAAACGCCTTGTTGATCGCTCCCGTTACCCAAGCAAGCGTGAGAATCGTGGAAATGACGCCTCCCACACTTCCCGCACAAAAGACCATCAGAATTTCGCTCATAATTAAAACCTCCTAATTTTAACCGAATACTTCTTTTCCAGTTCTTCGATTCCATTGTCGATATAGCACCGAAACCAATCCAAGTTCATGTCTCGAGCTTTTACGCAGACCATTATGAATTCAGCAATCCGGCGAGTTTCTTCAGCCGACCCGCCATGTATTACCGCATTGAATAGTGACGTCGAATTTCGAATAAGATCATTCTGAAAGCGCTCGCTCATCGACGAACTGCTATTTTCATTATTGGCATATCGTGCTTTGTAGTCGGATTCTAATGCAAATTTTTTAACTAAACGAATTGTGCAGTCTTGTGCCCACTTCTTCGCCGAGGAGTATCGGGTAACTTCACGGATATTATTCAATTGAGTTTCCGAAATCCCCATTTTTTCTGCGATTAGTGAATCAGGATAATTTCTCGCACTAAGTTTTTCTAAGCGATTGTATATAGACAGACGGTGCTTTTTTACGCTCAGTGCTCGACATTTACGAAATTGCGATACAGATTCGAAACCCAGTTCGTCTACGATGTCTCGTTCGGAATATCCGTCTTTTCTCATAGTGGAGACCAATTCGTAAAACTTCATAGCGTTACTCTCCTTACACCGGTTCAACTCTAGGCATGACGATCAAATATCCACCGGGAACTTGCTCATAGTTCGGATAACCACCACCAAAGGATTTCCAGCCCCACTTTCGGTCAGTGTACTGACTGGGGACACCAACCGTACTGTAAAAATCATCAACGGTCACATAACCGTATAACTGCATCAGATCTTCAAGTTTTCGACACACACTCTCAGCTTCGTCGCGGGTATTCACAACGATCTCGTCCGGAGTAATACGACGACTGCGTTCTCCAGCGTCTCTCCGCGATACACCGCCATAGTCGTACATAGAATTATAGGGGAGAGGGTTGTTTCGAACGGTTGTAGAACCACCCCGAGATTGCCCACGATTTCGCACAGGCTGACCAGTTAGAAGTGTCGATACCAAGTCAATTACGCCGTCCGCGAACATCTTTTTAGCTGATGGAATGAAAATATCAAACACGGCATTCGTCAATCGATCCTCAATACTTCCGTCAAAGATGTTATCCATAATGCGTTGCCCGAGAGAGGCTTTTTTTACCGTAGCATTTCCTTCAATAACTTTTTCAACCTTTTCCGCTTTTGCAGGAAGATTTCTATTAGCATTCTCCTTTGCTGCATCGGAATTATTCGGATACATAGGAACGCCTCTGTTTTCACTCATAAGTATTTTCCTCCGATTCGCTAAAAGCAGTCTGGAGAATTCCGATCGCATTAGCAGCCTCATCGACAACACTATCAGTCGTTGTTTGTGTTGCATCCGTGATTGCAGCGACAATCGCCAAACTGGCAATACTTACGCAGGCCTTCGACAACCCTTTGGAATTCGGCAAGACAGTTTTAATCGCGCCGCAGATGATCGTTTCAATGCCGATACCGACAATCAGATTCACAATTGCCTTTACATCATCAATTCTCATTTGGTGCTCTCCTTTCAAATATGTATCAATGCTCATGGTGACCGGGATCGATATAGTTGTTGATAATGATTGGAGCATTTTTATTCGGAGCATCATCTTTTTTTCGTTGACCCATTTCAAAGGCAAAGACAACGCCCAAAATAACAATCTCGATCAACGGCATAAAATCATCCAGCGTTTTCTTTCCGCTTTCCTTAGCTGTTTCGATCGCGGTCTCAGTGGCTTTAGCCGCGAATTTCTGCGCCACTCTTTCAAAGAACAAGAATATCCTCCTTTCGTGAACGGCGAAAAGAAAAGGAAGATGCCAAGTTTCCTTAACATCCTCCTTTGAATAGATTCTTAAATACCATTGGTTAGCTTACAGTGTAGTCATCATCGTTACTGTCGCCACGGTCTTTTCCGCCGAGCAGAGCAGCACCCAAGACCGCAGCGCCGATCCCAGCAGCGAACGGAAGGACACGGTTGCAAATAAAGTTTTTCACACCGGCCTTCGTAGGCTTCTGGATACGAGCCTGCTTCTTAGTCTCCTGCGTCTGTTCGGTCGTAACAGTTTCCTGAGCAACAGTCTGATTCGTCTTTTCCATAAGTCAAATCCTCCAATAAATTTTATTTAAGAGTTTCCTCTCTACTATAAGCCTTGCAATTTTCGCGAGAAAAATATAAGAGCCTATGTTTCCATAGACTCTCACACAGGACAAATTAGTCGATTCTTTCATAAGTTTGAGTATTAAATTTTACACCGCAATATTTAAAAAGGAATTTCGTTACCCGGCTTTTTGGAAATACTATCGTTATAATACTAATCAATGTATCTACAACGCCAACAATAGCAAAAAATCCAATAATAATTCTAGTGATCATAAATCAACTCTCCTTTCAAGTACAGACTAATCTGTCTATTATACGCTTTGCATTTTTCGCGAAGTCCACGAACTTGTAGGAACGTATACCTTGCCAAAGAAGCTTAACAGAATATTAAGAATCCCTTCCTTGTAAGTATTGAAATGCCGAGCTGCCAAACAATCGGCTACCCTATTGCCTTTACTGCTGAGAAATACGGCGACGTCATGCTCATTGTCGGCAATACCAATATAGAAGAGGTTATTCGCCAGCAGAACATGGGAATCTCGACGAATCCACTTATCCTGTTTATAAAAAGATGGGAATCGTACTTCGATCTCTCGAAATACGTCTTCCAGAACATCAGGCTCATAGTCAACATACCATTGAGCAGCATGATTACCAGAAGCGTAGTAATTGCCTCGTCCCATAATGCCTCCTCGAAAAATCAAAAAGAAAAGAGGCCATGAAGACCTCCTTCTTAATTTGGATCAGAATCCCATATGTGGGTACAATGCAATCATTCCCCACAACACAACATTAATGATAAAGATTCCGACAAAGGCACCAAAGTTTACGCCCATCCAGAAATAGTTCTTTTCTTTTTGCGTGTACTCCACGTCCGTGTCATTCTCATCATCTTGTCTATAGAAGAATTTATACAGTTTTTCCATCATGGTAAACACCATCCTTTCTACTATAGAACCTGTTATTTTAGCGAGCCATAGAGGACTAGTCTGTCTGCCTCGAAAGATTTTCGCACATCGATAATGCGCTGATTTGAGCTGCCACGCCACAAAAGCGAAATATCTTTCTTTTCTTCGATAAATGGGCCATCTACGAGAACATCGATATCCTTCAGCAGCATATGCATATGGCCGCGTCGGCAATCATCCATCAGTTCTTCCCATGTGTACCCAGTCCAGCACCAAATATCTTGTGTAATCGACTGTCTATGCTGTTTAATGTCATGCGCTATAACGCAAAGCATAGGTTCATTTTCTTTCTCGAAGGGTTCTCCTCCAAGAAAGTTGAATCCGTCATGATTCTGAGATTTCGCGAAGGCTGTGATTGTGCCTAGCATTTTATCAGTGACCGGCTCCCCATACTCAAAATCCTGCGCTTCTGGGTTAAAACATCCGGGACAATGCCTCCTGCATCCGCTGACCCAAATGCTCATACGAATCCCCGGACCATTGGCGACATCATAGGGTACGATTTTTGCAATATTCATTCTACACCACTTTCCGCCAGCTCAACCGGCACACCGTCTTTAATTACGCCATCCGTATACCAGCCATCCAGAAATTCAGCACTCGGCTCAATATCATACGTGATCTGATAAAGACTCTTTCCGTCAACGTCAACATCGAGCAGGTCATGGGTAATATCAATCCAATAGAATCCTTCCGTGACAGACCATCCGATCATTTCAGATTCAGGCGTAGCAGGAATGCCTAAAAAATAAAGGAACTCGCTCAGAGAAGCATAACCTCTAAGAACAAAATTCCGATTAAAATGGTACTCGGCATCCATGACCTCGCGCTCATATCTCTGGAATACCTGATGCGTCACAGGCTCAATAAACGTAAATTTACCGTCCGGGCAAGTCAGCATTTGGCGATGGTACCCGGGATTATTCCTCGTGATTGCCGCCTGAATTTCTCTATCGAAGTCCGCACCTTTTTTCTCAATGACCTTGTTTCGATACTCGGAATATGTCTTAGTTGCTCCGGCATACAGTGCAGCCATGGCAGCAGTCTGTTTAGTGCTTATCACATTGCCACTCATAATGCATCCAATCGTCACGCCAGCAGTAACAGCGGTTGGAATATAAGTCTTAGCAATATCAAGTCCTGTCGGATCGACCCCGTCAGCATACATGTCAGCAATATCCATCGTAGCTTTTGCGCTGGACACAGCCGTTCCGATCACACCAACGCTGCCGAGAATACTCAAGATCGTAGGGGCATGCCGTTTGGTAAAGCGAACCAGATTCCAGAAAGTTTTGGACATAGAAGCTCTCCTTTCAAATATGTCTTTTTATAAATTACTTATGCGCAAGATAACGACCGATGAGCCATGCGATGACGAATGAAGTAACGAATATTACGGGATCAAACTTCATAATTATGTCACCTCCATCCAATACCAAGCCCAAATAAATATCCAGCAAGCCACGTTAGCAGAATGATTGCTCCGAAAGTAGCATAGTCAATTACCATTAAAGATTGCCTCCCAAATCACCATACCTATCCATGCTAAAATAAATGCACAAATCCAATCCATCATAAGTGCATCACCCGATCTCTAATCTCCGCTGTTCGCCCCTGATTCCAGAATTGGGTTCCGATATAGCCGCACGTTCGTCTGGCCACGTTCATCGTTTTCTGATCACGATTGCCGCATACAGGGCATTCCCAGACGAGTTTTCCATCATCTTCTACGATCTGAATTTCGCCGTCATATCCGCATTTTTGGCAATAGTCTGATTTTGTGTTGATTTCAGCGTACATGATATGATCGTACATATACTGAATCAATCGGATTACTGCAAGAACATTATTGTTTAGATTTGGAACTTCTACGTAACTGATAGCACCGCCCGGACTCATTTTCTGGAACCGACTTTCAAAATCAAGCTTTGCAAAAGCATCAATCGGCTCGCGTACATTAACGTGATACGAATTAGTAATATAAGTGTGATCAGTTACTTCTTTAATGACACCGAATCGTTTGCGCAGACACTTAGCAAATTTGTACGTCGTGGACTCAAGCGGGGTTCCATACACACTATAGTCGATATGCTCCGCTTCACGCCACTCATTACACTTGTCATTCAACCGCGTCATAACTGCAATTGCAAATGATTCACCACTAGGCTTGGTATGGCTGACATGCATGAAAGCCTGACAACATTCGTACAATCCTGCATATCCGAGCGAGATCGTCGAATATCCATTGTAAAGCAGCTTATCGATCGTTTCGCCATGCTTTAGTCTGGCCAGAGCGCCGTGTTGCCAAAGGATCGGAGCAACGTCAGACACCGTTCCTTTCAATCGTTCGTGTCTGCATCGCAGAGCACGATGACAGAGCTCAAGCCGCTCGTCAAGGACAGTGAAGAAATCTCTCTTTTCTTTAATAGCAGTGAGCGCGACATCCGGAAGATTGATCGTAACGACACCTTGGTTGAAACGTCCATAGTATTTCGGCTTTCCGTCCTCATCCTTATAAGGCGTAAGGAAGCTTCGGCAACCCATGCATGGATAGCAGTCACCCTTTAGCTCCAGCATCAATTTTTCGGAAATATAATCCGGAACCATTCGTTTAGCCGTGCACTTGGCTGCTAATTTCGTCAGATAGAAATATGGAGAATCTTCATGAATGTTGTCTTCCTCAGTTACGTAAAGCAGCTTGGGAAATGCAGGAGTAACCCAAACGCCAGACTCATTCTTTACTCCCTGAATACGCTGATTCAGCATCTCCTCGATAAGCATAGCGAGGTCTTCTTTTTCTCGTGGATTCTCAGCTTCATTCAGATACATCATGACCGACAGGAAAGGCGCCTGCCCGTTAGTTGTCATCAATGTAATGACTTGATACTGAATAGTCTGGATACCCTTCTGAATCTCTTTTCGGAGACGACGTTCCACGATATTATCGACATACAATTCGCCACCCGGAATGTTATAGTCGAGCATCTCCTGCATAACTTCTTTACGAATCGCCTGTCTTGAAATATCAACGAAGGGAGCCAGATGCGCAAGGCTGATCGTCTGTCCACCGTATTGGTTAGATGCGACTTGTGCAACAATCTGCATGCCGATATTACACGTGGTCGAGAAGGTGTGAGGCTTTTCGATCTTCACGCCGCTAATGACTGTTTCGTGCTGGAGCATATCTTTAAGATTGACCAGACAACAATTGTACATATGCTGAGCAAAGTAATCTTCATCATGCACGTGAATAATGCCCTGCTTGTGCGCCTCCACAATGTCTCTAGGAAGAAAATATCTTTCCGTCAGATCTTTAGAGACGTATCCGGCCATATAGTCTCTCTGAACACTGTTAATGACTGGATCTTTATTGCTGTTTTCTTGAAGTGCCTCCTCGTTTGCCTGATCAATCAACGATAGAATCTCCGCATCCGTACTGTTTCCTTTACGGATTTTCTCTCGATCATAGCGATAGCGAATATAATCTCTAGCTACGGTTGCATAGCCGTTTTCCATCAAGGCATCTTCAACCATGTCTTGAATTTCCTCAACATGAGGCGCACGATCAAGTTTATAGCACATATCGCTCACTGAGTCCGTAATTTTCGCAATGTCTTCGAATGGAATTCGATCGTTGCTTGCCCTCGTGATTGCACCTGCAATCTTCGTGTTATCGAACGTTGCTTCCGTTCCGTTTCTTTTGATGACTCTCATCGGAAATATCCCTCCCGCATATTCGTGACGCGCCCGCCAACGATTTCGTATAAAGTAGCTCTCTTAACTCGGTCCTTCCAGTTTTTAGGTGCCTCTTTTTCCCTAATGTCAAAGTCAATCTTTTCTGTTTTGCTCCACTTCTTGAGCGTATCAATAATCTGAACGTATCCCATACCCGGTCCGGCATATTCCATATAGATTCTCGGATAGCTATCGTCCGGGTCGATACTACTATAAAGTCTCATCGTATTATCAAAATCGCCAAAATGTTTTAGAAAATCGGAAAGAGGGACGATCCGGTTAAGATCATCCGCCCACGCTTGAATCTCAAATTCTCTTTGCACGTTTAGTCTGCACCTCCATGCATATGTCATATAAAAACAAAATAAGAAAAGCCATACGAGCAAAAGGCACAAAGTCGCAATTTCCATGATTAGTTTACCTCGCTTTCGAGTATTGACTCATAGTACCGAATCGCAGTTCTCAGAACCGCTGTCTTGCTCATAGTGCCCATTTCCATGCAATGCGTAAGAATATCCGCGTCCTTGGCCGTCAGATAAAAACTTTCCCAGCCTTCCGTGACGGGATTAATGTAATCGGACTTTTCGGTGACTAAACAAGCACTCATCGTATCACCTCAACTGTCAGTGCGTAAGTAGCCCAAAAATAAGCGACCAGAAGAATGCGCCATTCAGACACAGGAGTAAAAATATAAGTACAGCAACCTCTACGATCGCTGTACTCTTCTTTTTATTGGATTGCTCCGGTGGCTTCTGTTTAGAAAGGGTGACCCACCGAATCTTAATTCCCGACGAATCTTTCACAGGGATACACATGCAATTTTGACTCTTCTTTTTTATATGTTTTTGTCGATTTTTGGTTCCAGTTAGGTCTGCGCAGAGCTGCCGTGCCTCATTAGCGGAAGCGACCCCAGTTCGAGTCAAATCATAAGCTATTTTATTAACCTGATTTGGCGAAATACGTCTTTCATAAAATTCCAAATAGTTTGGCGTCATGTATGCATTATGGCTCAGAACAGAGTCATTTATCAAATGGGTATATATGTAATCGATTTGTGCCTGTTGAGCGGCGAGTAGTTCGGCCTCCTTGATCGATATAGACTTAAATGACGTCGAATCGAGTTCTGGGTTTACTGTCGATGTCGAAGTCGATAATGCCATACGGAATACCATCCTCTCTCATGCCAGTTGTGATATAGGGTTCAACTTTCGTCGGACTTCCCCAGCCAACTTCGTCACCCATGTTATTCGGTGTCAGTTTCGGATTGTCCAAGGCCTCGTAATAATCGTTCAGTGAAGCATAAAAACTTCCCAGAATCTTATAATTGACATCGTTGAACGCTTTCATAATCCGCTCATGCGTGGACCAGAAATATCTTCCGCTATACGCATCAAAGAAAAGAGACTCACCCTCATGATTTTCTCGAGGCATAGCTGCAACCTGATTGGCCTGCTTCTCCGCTATTTCTCTAGCCACCTGATCACGAATTTCTCGTTCTTTTTGCTCGCCGATCGTCTCTACAACTTTCTCCCGGTAGTCTTTTGCCATGCTCTCAGAAAGATTAAGCAGAGTGGTCAACGCCGCAGTCTTCTTCTTGGAAATATCATTAGACTTAAAACCGCAGGCAATGCTCAAAGCCGTTGCTGCAACTGTCGGAGCATATACCGGAGCAACCGTCTTGACCATTTCGACCGTACCTTCCGGCTGCTTCTCTTCGACCAGTCGAACAGCTTTTACCGTCGCTTCACCGCAAAGGACTACTGCCGCTACAGTACCAATCGAGCTGGCAACTGACAGAATCGTAGAGGCGTTTGTCTTGCCGAATCGTTTAAGAACTTGGACACCGAAGGCAAACAGATTTTTCATAGAGACTCTCCTTTCGAAATAAAAAAAAAAGAAAGAGTCCACGTTTCCGTGAACCCTAACATTCATATAATTTTCTCAAACCATTCCCCTAATTCATCAAACATATGACTGATAATTCTAATGGCCAACCTAAATCCTTTCCAGCATACAAGAGCGCCAATCGCCCCGATAGCTAAAGTAAAAGCTGCACTAGCAATTCCCATAATAGTTTCCTCCTTATAATGGTTTCTATTATAAGAGTTGCATTTTTTGCGAGGGTTTTTAGAAAGCGGCAAGAAACGCCCTGAAAGCGAGCACCAATCCGAATGCTACAAAAGGAATCATAAGCATAATCAATGCAATTCCTTTAGCGGCTTCCCAAATGCTTTTCCGTTTTTCTCGTGCGATGTCACCTTCATTGATGACTCGATTTGTATGGTCGAGATTTTCATTTCGATTGACATTCACGTCGATTCTTAAATTTCCGTTGGAATCGAATCTGATTTCTTGACCGCAATACTGGCAATAAACTTTTCGCAGCCCGCGATCTATAGCTAGTCTAGATTTGCAATTCGGGCAAGTGATCATTCTCTGCTCACTCATATGCTTCTCCTCCAAAGTCGAAAAAATAAAAACCCGTGTATGCTTCTGACATACGTTTCCGGTAATCCGGTGTCCTACAATTAGACGATTCATTAGGCTAATGCAGAACCCAATGCCTGCACCTCCTAGGGTAAACTCCCAATAGGGTCTCTATTATAGCCCATGTTTTTCACGCGAGTTATTCTGTGAAGAACCGCTCAATAATATAGACCGTAGAGAGAATGCCCGTTACAAAACCTATAAACAAGCATACTGCATCTGAACTCATCCGTCAAGACCTCCTTACGAAAAATCAAAAAGAAAGAGCCCTTGTTAGAGCTCTGTCTCTTGAAACATTAGGCATAAACCATTTCCGCGATTCTCGTGCCAAAGTAGTAGATCACGTTCGCCTTTGAAGCATCAATATCATAATTCATGACACCGATCGGTCTTCCTTTTCGAACGTTGACACGATTATATTTCCGAATTAACTTCGAAAATATTCTTCGCTGATCCATCGTTTCAAAATAGAATCTGATCGGAGCATTAAATCCTTCTAACTCCACATCACAAGCGTAGCCTACTGTATGGCAGATAATAATAAATTCCATAATAGTTTCCTCCTAATAATATTTCTATTATAAGGCCTGTAATTTCTGCGAATTACGAGAAATGCTTAGGGTCATCATAGTCTTTGATCGACGCTCTGTGGATTGGAGCATCTGAATTAGTTGGCCCAGACTTTACAATGAGATTTACGAGGTGGACGTGCTTCTCGATGCTATTGCCCGAAAACTCCTCGGTCAGCAATGCTAGAAAGCCCTCGAGGAATTTATCGCAGGATTCCTGAGACGAATATTTTTCGTCATCCATTTCGAAATCGATCACAACTTCGAATCGTGCACCAGCCATAAGCTAATCTCCTTTCATAATGCGAAAAAGAAAGAGCCCTTGTTAGGACTCTTTTTAGTTTAGGGTTCAAACGTCTCATGATAGTCAGTAAGAGTACCTTCGTCTGTATTGAGTCGAATGCCAATCACAATATCCGGATCAAATGTGTCTCCTTTATCTTTAAGCTTAATTGACAGTTTCAATAATCTATCTCGAATCATCTCATCGAGAAGCAGATCATGTACAATACCAGCGTCGACTTCCTCAGGATCGTCCTCCTTCAATTCAGACATTGGTGCGTGACCATTGATCGCCATATACAGTTCGACTCTTACATTTTCCATATCTTCATTAGACATAAATATGTCACCTCCTATCATAGCCTATGTAAATTTTGCGAAAAAAAAAGAGATGCCGTGTTTTCACAGCGATCTCTTCCGAGAGTTCAATCCATAAAATATCTTTGAAATGGTCAATCACGACCGAGTTTGTTTTTCAGCGTCGAATGAATCGGTCCGACGACGTCTTCGTAATGAAGAATCATAAACGTCGATAGAATCGAGAACCCGCACTTCAGAAGAGTATCTCCATATTTCTGAAAAAACGTTGGTTCGGGAACTGGATCGGTATTAAGTTTTTTGTCCTTAATATCATACAGTCCTTTCAAACGTTCGGTCAGTTTAGGATAATTCTCTGTAAGCGGATCAGTTTCTCGAATTGTCTTCGTCAGTTCTTCGATTTCGACATCGATATCATCCGGTTTCGTTTCCTCTGGCTCATCAACTTCAAGCCCGATAATTTTCAAAATATTCACGATTTTCTCCTTTCATGAACTCTCATTATAGGAAATGTTACTCCTGCGAAGGCTTGCTAACCTTAAACGTCACGGAATCACGATCTGCCAGAGACTCCGCCGGAACATTCAGCATGAGCTGATATACATCCTTATCCGCTTCCGGATCAGAGTGAATTTCAAGCGTACCCTCGCCGTTATAATTGGACGAAGAGATACCAAGAACAGCGCCAAGGAAAATATCAATTGCACTCAGCGTACCGACGACCTCACTGCCGTACGGAAAGCCCCAAATCTTCGACAACGCGGCATAAAGAGTGCCCGCAGCCGGAATAAAATACTGAGCGATCCACTTGATCACGTCATAAGTCTTGTTATTCAAAGTCATTTTGTTACTCCTTTCGTTGCATACGAAGATTTGTGAATGGGTAATCGGTTTACTTCCTGCATAATCTTTTTTGCAGACCCATTTCCGCCCATTTTCTCATATGACTTATACAAATAGTCATACAGATTTTCGTATTCGTCCTCGGTAATCCATCCGCGCTCAATATACTGCATACCGAGCCAGATGATTCGATCGTGCGCCAGCCCGACCAGCATTTGCGTCTTAACATCTTTGCGTTCCATGAGTTTCTGAGCAAGTGCCCAGAATCCAGAAGATGCCAAAACAGAGCAAATGATGGTTGCGATAAGCTGTTGCCAGTCCACCACATTTTTCACCTTCTATCCGACCAATTTTTCAAGTTCCCTTGGAATATAAGCCCACGCCTCATCGCCTAAGATGAGATACGCGCTTTCAAATATTTTCATACCGTAGTCCGCTATGAAATTACATATCCATTCTTCCGCTTCTGTACGGTATTCCGGCTTCACCATGCAGTAGATGTCGTCGATCAGATGGAAGCTGAATAGCACACAATGCCCTATCTCATGAATCAAAACACGATTTTTAAAGTGGCCGGTTAGACGATTTGAGATATATATCGTCCTTGTTCGAGGATCTGTCGTTGCCACGCTAAATCGCCCGTCTCGATCCATGAGAATAGGACTATCAGGATTTACATGTTCCAGCTTCCACAAAATTCCATTTAAGTAGAAGCTATTCATAGACGGTTATCCCGGCATTTCACTGATAAGCTTATTCATATCAGCTTTGATCCGCTTCTTTAGTTCGGGGTCAGCGCCTTTATAGATTTCACGCAGGGTTTCGATAGTGTCCGATACATGCTCACTGGCATGCCGGTTCATGTCGTCCCAGTCTCTCGCCGAATTCGTAGCGGTATAATGTCGTTTAGCTGTCTGGTACTCATTGTAGGCCTGACCATATCGAGGATTCTCGACGTAACGATCGCCTTCACGAAGCATTTCGTCAAAATCTTCGTCATAGTCACGCGGACGAGGTCTGCGGATTGGCGGTTTACGATAGCCTCGACGTCCGTATTCGTAGGCTTCTTCGTCATTCCGATTATCGTCCATGGCCTCAACAATTTTCTCATAATAGCAGGCTTTCCAGCACTTTTCTCGAGCTTCCGCAAGGTCTTTGATCGTGTCAATAACCTCACCAAGCTCATGCGTATCTGTATTCTGGACGCCCTTGCTAATCTCAGTCTGAAGCGCTTGCGTGATGGCTCGTTCGATTTCGCAAAGCTCTTTCGACTTATTCATCGTTTCATGCATCTACAAGTCACCTCCTCAACTAACTCGGGCAATCCGCAAATTCATGTTCGCAGTCAGAATAACCGGAACAGTTCCGGTATTGACCACGCTGACGCGATTCAAATCGCAGCATGTGTTTTTGGCATATGTCCCAGTCGAAACACTATTAAACACATTTTCGGATATGCAATTATTTAGGACGAACCAAAATAGCCGTCGTCCAGAATATGCGCGTGCCGAGAAGTTTCCTCGGCGATTCTTGCAGATTCAAAAAGTTCCGCTCGAGTCATGGAGTCTATCTTTGACAGAAAATCGCTATAAAGTGCACAAATATCTAATTCTGTCTTCATACAATTACTCCGTAACCTTTTCCTTCGCGTCCAGCGCATCGTAGTACGCCTGTGCCAGTGCCTCGATCTCTCCGATATCCGCATCGGTGAGCAGCCCATTATCAAGATGAGTGTATGCCTTGTCCAACCAATAGGCCACATCTCGCCCAGCGGTGATCTCACGCTTGATGGAGCGCAGGGTCAGGTCGTGCCGGGCTTTGCTTTTGATAGCCATATGTATGCCTCCTTTAAGTAGCAGTCATGGACGCGATAGCATCCTCGAGGTTTTTAATTACAATGCTCACATCACGCTGATAGCCCAGCTTAACCCCCGCGCTGTCGCTCGCTTGCACCACGGTGTTGGGCGCGTAGGTAGTCAGCGCTTTGCAAGCGGCGAGTTCAGCAGGAGTGAGCGGGGTTTCGATGGGAGTGGCAATTCTGTATACAACTTGGCAAGGATTATCTGTAAAGTATTTCACCAGTGCAGTTTTTCGTTCATCATTGGTACTTGCTTCGTTTAGTCCTAAGTAGGAGTTTTCGATTGCAAAATCAATGTAATTGTTCTCGGAAAAACCCATTCCATTTTTTCTGGATGCCCACACATCACGTTCCCACGGTAGCGCTTCACAAAACAAATTCCTTCCCAATTCATCGGATTTATCTGTTTGTTTGGGTGTCCTTATTCGGGCAGATGTAGCAACAGTAACTTTTGTGAGATCATTCATAATCACTATATTCCTTGCATTTTCGGAGCTAATAGCGAAACTGTCATTTCTTTGCACCCGCACGCCCCTTGTCAAGTCGATCTCGTCGCAAATCCACCGCTGTCCGTTTTCGTCCGTGTAGTTGCCGCCAGAGGTGACAGGGATGCCGGGTAAGCCGTTGGGCGTGGGCAGGGTGATCGTCTGCTGTCCATCTGCACCATCCCCGACCGTCACCAAGATTGTTCCCCCGTCACCAGCGCTCGCGATAGGCACAGGGTTGCCTGTCTCGCTGCCCACAAGGATGTTCTGCCGGGCTGCATCTGCCGCCCCGATGTTCTCCCTTGCCTGCGCCTTTTGCGCATCATCAAGCGTCTGCGCCGTATACAGCACAGTTTCCTGCGGCGCGTCCTTTCCCGGATCGCCCTTCTCTCCCTGCGGTCCTTGCGGGCCCGTGTTGCCCTTAATCCCCTGCGGAATTGTAAATTCCACCATCGGATTTTCTGCTGTGCCGCTCTGCGTAACGCTCGCCGCCGTCCCGGCCTCACCCGTCACGGCTGTGACGGTAAACCTTGGCGTTGCACCAGTTGCGCCCGGACTTCCATCTTTACCCGGGTCACCCTTTTCACCTTTCTCACCCTGCGGGCCCGGTTTTCCGTTGAGTTCGCCATTATCAAGTTTTTGTTTTAAATCGGCAATAAAATTCTGTGCTGTGTTTAGCGCCTCTTTTGTTTTTTCGAGTTCGGCTTGTGCCTGACTAATCCAGTGTGCTATCGGATCAGGTATGCTTCCACTCTTGTACAGGATCGACGGCAAGATTACCGTTTGAGCAATGGCGGACTTGTAGATTTGTTCACCATCAGCCACCGTTATTTGGATTTCGCCAGTCCCCGATTGCAACCCTATCTCTGCGTCGGTGATGAGCCACTCAAGAGTCATCCCGTTGAGCGTAACCGTTGCGGGGTAAGACTGCCAATTAGGCTGGCGCACGACAAGGCTTGCGGTAGCGTTTGGGTGCTCGACCAAGGTCGACGACAGATCAACCAGCAGCTTTGTTACTTTATTCTCGTAGACACGGCCTATGTTGATGACCAATCCTTCAATCTCGTCGATTGTCGTTTCGATTTCTCTTATCGGTTTGTTTTCTCCCATCGCAAGTCTCCTTCTTTTATGGTGCCCTACTCTAAAGTTTGCTTGCGTCACTCCGTCACGAGGTCTTCACATCCACTGTCGATCAGGACTTCTTTGACCTTATCTTTCAGCAGGCGCGGAACCTGCGCGTAGGTCTTCTTGCCAAGCATAATCTGCTGTGCCCAAATCATAGCCATCATATCTTCTTCCTTTCCGCTCATCACGAGCAATCCAAAAATTTTAAGCATATACAATCTCGCTCATCTCGAGGATGCATTGCAGCAGGGTTTCGTTCTGGTCTTCGAGCGCTTTGATGCGCTCCTCTTGCGTCGGTTGCGGTTCTCCCGGCACTGGCGTGTCCGGCACTTCCGGCTCGACGTACACACTGCCGTCGTCGGAGAGCTGCACCGCGTTGTCAAGGGTGCGGTAAACGGTCGTGTAATCGCTAAAATCGCCGAGCTGGGTCACGCCATCCATGCGCCACGTCGTAAAGCCCGTTGTTGGAGCGTCGGTGATACCGCCAAGCTCAATAACATGTTCACTGCGCCGCGAAAACGTTACTTCCCGGATTTCGTCCGATGCGTTTATCTTGATTTTAATCATTGCATATCCTCGTTTTCACAGTCAATTCCGTTCCTATTCGGTTCATATTTTTACCCATGTAATTTGTTTAGCGCCGTTTATTTGTACGCCAAAAAACGCCTCGCTGCCGGCACCAACGCCCACATAGTATGTGTCCGAATAAAAACTTCCCGGCCAGCTTCCGCCACTAAGTCGGATAAAACCGCCATAATCAACAGGCACCGTATTTCCTTTGCTTTTTTCTGCATAAAAATTACCTGACTTTATCGAGCCGACATTATTTTTTATGGATTTAACCGCTTCGGCGCTGGCGACTTTTTTAGACAAGTCCGTGCTTGCCATAATCTCTTCTAACGTCAGTGCGTCGGATTGATTGACTTTATCGTCCTTTAGCTGATTAACTGTCTCCTCATCCGCCGCGCCGATGTTCTCCCTCGCCTGCGTCTTTTGCGCATCATTAAGCGTCTGCGCCGTATACAGCACCGCTTCCTGCGGCGCATCCCTGCCGGGGTCACCCTTTTCTCCTCTCACGCCCTGTGAACCTTGTGGACCTTGTGGCCCAGTCGCCCCCGGTTCGCCATCCTTGCCCGGATCGCCCTTTTCACCTTGCGGGCCTTGCGGGCCTTGTGGGCCAGTCGCCCCCGGTTCGCCGTCTTTACCCGGATCGCCTTTCTCTCCCTGCGGGCCTTGCAGACCTTGTGGACCAGGCGCCCCCGGTTCGCCATCCTCACCCGTTAAACCACGCGGCCCTCTTGGCCCTGTAAATTCGCCTGCATCCGCTCGCGCTTTCAGTTCGTTCTTCACGTTTTCCGCCGCTTCGTTTAACGCCTGTTCAGCTTGATTTTGCATTTGTTGCAGCGTTTGATCTGCTTTCTTGGACAACTCCATGATGGAGGCGGACATCGCGCCCGGCGAAACTTCATCTGCGACGCGCATGACCCGCTGCATCATAATTTCGACCTGCTTTGCCGTCTCTCGAATCTGCTGCCAAGTCGCCAGCGCTCTCGGGTCTCTGCTGA